CTCAGTCCAAAAGTAATAAATGCTATTGTATGTTTGAATGTCTCCCAAATTTATGTTTGTTTGTTCAATCTGGTGATGTTGTTGACGATCCTGTTGTTCATGGTTCTTCAGAAACTTCTGAAGTGGTGACGTTCATTGATAGTTCAACTGGTCAAGTGGATAATACTCCTTTCGAGTATAGTGCTATAGCGTCTTCCGGCGCTACGCTCAATACTAGTTTGGAGCATTTTTTGCGTCGACCTACGAGGATAGATACACGCACTTGGACCACTGCTACAGGTAATGGTGTCCTGGGCACTGTCATTGAACCGTGGTATTTGTTTTTGAATAATTCAGTGATTCGTAACAAGTTGAATAATTATGCGTTTTTACGTGCGAAGTTGTGTGTGAAGATTGTTGTCAATGCTACCCCATTTCATTATGGATGCATGCGTGTGGCATATGAACCGAATGTTAATGCTGCTAATACTGGTGATCGTGTAAGCAAGATTCGCACAAATGCTATCACCAGTAACACACAGATTGTGCCTTACAGTCAGTTACCAGGAGCTTGGGTTTTGCCTGCCGACAATTCGGGAGGCGAAATACACGTACCCTATTTCCGACACACAAATTGGTTGCCTTTGAAAAGGGCTTCCGATGTGAAGACAATGGGTACGTTGACGTATTACATCGCTTTTCCTCTGTCAGTGGCTTCTGCGTCTGGATCCACATCTGTAACAGTTGATACTTTTGCTTGGCTTGAAGATGTTGAGTTGGGAGGTTCCACCGCTGAACTCACTCTACAAGCGAAGGATGAGTATGATGGTGTCATTTCAGCTCCAGCACGCGCTGTTGCTTCTGCTGCTGCTGCTTTGTCTTCTGTACCAGTCATTGGGAAATTTGCCAAGGCTACAGCCATGGGAGTAGGCGCAATGGCAGACATCGCTCATTTGTTTGGATTCACGAACACGCCTGTTATTGATGATGTGCATGGTGTTGTTCCAATGACTGGAGCTCACTTGGCTTCCAGTGAGATTGGGACGCCTGTTCAAAAATTGACGCTCGATCCCAAACAGGAGTTATCAATCGATCCAACTATGCATGGCATTCCAAACGTGGATGAGATGGTGATTGAAAACATCATCAAGAAAAAGAGTGCTCTGATCATGGACGGATGGAGCACTTCTGATGCTGTTGGTACAGTCTTGTTTAATGCTCGTGTTTCGCCCATGTTATTCCAACGTGTTGCCATAGTTGATGGTAATGCTGTTGAACGAGCATATCGAGTGTATCATACACCGATGTCGTATCTTGGTATGATGTTCACCCACTGGCGCGGAGATATTGTTTTTGAAATCGAAGTTATATGTACTAAGTTCCATAAGGGTCGCTTGAAAATTTCTTGGGATCCCATTGGAGAAACTGGTACGGCAGCTTTGGATGAGAATACGGTATTCACCACGATTTTGGACATTGGTGAGAACAACAAGGCGTTGTTCAGAGTTCCTTTCCACCAGGCTTTTGCTTGGTGCCGCACCCGTGGGATCACGGCTGATAATTGGACACCGGGTAATGCACTGGGTTTCACTGAGTCCTTTGACAACGGACTCTTTATCATCTCGGTGTTGACCCCACTCATGTCACCTGTTTCACCACAGAACATTGGAGTGAAGATTAGTGCCTACAGTGCCTCTGTGGAATTTGCGAACCCTCGTGCTTGCTTGGCTGAGAATACTGGACAATCTCCACCTTCTTTTTTCGCTGTTCAATCAGCGGACATTCAAGATGTTGAAGCCTCCATGGTAACTTTCGGTGATGAAGGACGGGATCATCCGCAGAGATATGCATTGAATTTTGGTGAGAAGATCGTTTCATTACGAACCCTTCTTCACCGATACTCTTTGTATGACATCTCTTCCATTGTGCCAGACGGAGCCACTCGCGCTTTCATTTATTCAAAGTCATATACAAGGCATCCGCCCGTATATGGCTATGATCCAAATGGTAAGAGCACAGCATATAAATTGCTTGTTGCCGGAAATTCAAGTTTCAATTACACTCCAACTCACCCTATATCATATGTTGAGATGATGTATGGTGCTGCCACTGGTGGTGTTAATTTCATCATGAACCCGTCAGCCGATTTGTATCCGTATGTCGGTGATGTACGCGTCCAGCGTATTACTGATTCGGCACGAACCAACGACCGTTTGGGTATCGTTGTGGCTGGCATTAACGCTGGCACTACCGCTAGTGTCTACAATCGCTTCTTGAATTTCAGGGATGGAAGTTCAAGTGCGACAGGTCAAGCGGGGGCTGCGTTCACAAATTCCCAAACAAATGCTTCCATCAATTGGAACTACCCCATGATGACTAGTGTCAATTTCAATTACACTGATCCAACGGGGTATATTCTTGGGAAAGCGAATGATCAAACCACGCGTGAGTGTGTCAATTTGGAAGTGTTAGTCAAACAGGATACAGGAAGTACCACTTCCAAATCCTTGACTTTCGCTACTTATGCAGGATCAGGTGTAGATTACAACTGCCTGTGGTGGTTGTGTTGTCCAACTTTGGACTACTATACCTCCATTCCACTCGCACCGTAAGGTGACATCGGGGTGCCTAAATGGATTGAGTCCATACCTTTCAAGCACGCCCTCTAGTCAGAGGGTTATCTAACAGACTATTGCATCATCCCCTTACGAGGGGAAGGTGAACTCGACGGCACGGTCGTCGGGGCGGTTTATCCGTTTAATCGACAGAATTCGATAATTAGTGAATACTAATTGGTCCCCACTGGGGTTTACACAATCGACTTCCGTCGGTTGTGGTTTTGATGTAGAAATTTCTGCATCTGCCAATTTTGTATCGTGATCTTTTATCGATTACTGGCGAGAAATCGTG